AGAAATTGTGCGTTCTCACATCCACGAAATTTGCAGACTCACAAAGGAACCTAGTGCCTACCGAGATTGAGCCGCAGGAAAAGACCGAGAAGTTATCAGAGGGCGGAAGCGAGCGCCATGAGTTCATTAAGCGCCTTGCCGCAAAGGTTCGTAAAGATGATGATGACAGGCAGGTGTGGAAGGATAAGCAGGTTGTTGCCTATAACGCCCGCCTAGGACTGCGTCGCCGCACGAATCGTCCCTACCCCGGAGCCTCTGAGGTTCCCATCCCCATTACGGATAAATTCATCACGAAGTTGAAGTCGATGTTTGTGTCTGTTGCCACCCTCATGAAGAAGCAGATAGTCGTGACGCTAGACGATGGGGAGGTGGCAACGCCGGAGACTAAGGCCAGCGCTGAACGCATTGAGCGGGCCATGAATAATCTCATCCGTAAGCGCGACTTCCAGTGGGCGAAGAAGGTGACGCTTTTCGTTGACTACTTCCTGGAGAATGGACATGCCATTTTCAAGGTTATTGAGAGGTTCTGCGCCAAGACAATTAGCCGCACGATTGACCTTAGTGGTTATCAGCCAGAAGAAATTGAGGCTCTGAAGGCTCTCTCCAAGAATGAGCTGAGGCTATTCCTTGCCCAGCGCGAGGAGATGGATCCCACCGACATTGATGATCTCAAGGAAATAGATAGAGCCATCAAGCAGTTTCGAGACGGCAAGAAGGTTCTGACGTTCACTAAGCGCGAGATTTACTCCGAGCCGAATGTTATTCCCGAACGCGGCCTTCGCATTATTGTGCCGTCAAGCGGTACTGAAACCCAGCGCCTCCCGCGCATCACGCATGATATGTGGATGACATATCAGGAGCTAAAGGATAGGGCGGATAAGGGAATCTATAGCAAGACTACTGTGGATAAGTTGTCTCCCGATGGCGGCACCACTGATGACAGCCTCACGAACACCTCATGGGCCATCGCAGAGGGCGTCACAACTCTTGATGTTAAGTCCGGCCTTTTCAACGTGCGCGAGTGTCAGACTTGGTTTGACAATGAGAAGTGGGTGTTCACTTGGGTAGAGCAGGTGGGTGAGAGGCCGGAGTCGAAGGATAACTCCGCCAACGACATCCTCGTCCTACAGGAGATGCGCCTTCCCTACGAGCATGGCCTGTGGACTTACGTCAAGCATGACTACGAGCTGAAGAATACGAGGTGGTACTCGTCCCGAGGAGTCCCAGAGAAGATTCGGGGCCTCCACCAGACTATTGAGAAAATGTATAACGCTCGCCTCATCCGCGATGAACTGAATAATGCCCCGATGTGGCGAGTCAGTAAGCAACTCGGTATGGCGGGTGATGAGATTCGGATGCGTCCTGGCCAAGTCATCCAGGGTGATGCGGGTGACATCGAGATGCTGAACAAGGGCATTACGACGGATGTTAGTAGCGAGAGGCTGGAGCAACAGGCCAAGGCTTATGCCGAAGAGTATCTCTCCATCACGGACTTCTCGAATCGCTCAGCAGTAAATCAGGGCACGGCACGAACCGCCACCGAGATCCAGGCGATCAACCAAGCCTCAACCCGCCAAGTCAACATGGACATCGCCCTCTTCCTCGATACGTTGAGCGAGGTGGCTAATCACATGTATCTCATCCTAAAACAAGCTGTGACACGTCCCACAAAAATAGCTGGCGTCCTCCTCACGCCTGAGGACTTCCTGACGAAGGTTGTTGTGAGCTGGAGCGGCTCCTTAGACGCCACAGATTCCCAGATGCAGATGGACAAGGCACTCATCCGCATGCAGACGGTGATGCAGTATGGACAGCCGGTCGGAGTCGTGACACCCACCAACGTCTTCAACATGCTGCAAGACTTCATCGACAAAGATCCGGATGTTGATGTGGCAAGTCGCTTTATCACGGCCCCGCAAGATGCCTCGCTCTCCCAGATGGCTGTGCAGCAGAACGAGATTGTGAGAATGATTAACGGCTTTGATGTGATGGTGTCACCCGATGACGATGACAATATCCACCTCGCCGTCATTGAGGAGTGGGTGCATAGCCCGCAGGGTGAAGCCATGATGAAGAACCCGGGAATCGCAGCCCTCATCGAAAAACACGCCCAACTACATATCCAGTCGGAGGCATTAAAGAATGGAATCAAAGCGCAAAAAGCGGCAGGTTCCCAAGGTTCCCTCGGTGATCCAAGAGCCGCAAAGGTCAGGAGCGCGGCCCGCTAGTCCGGAGGCGCTCATCCGCTATAACGGCGATCTTGTGGAGCAACTGTTTGGGTCAGAGGTATGGAATGAGATTGTGTTGCCGCTCCTGAAAGAGTCAGTTGCTGGTGTCAGTGGCCGCTTCACGAATGGCCGGTTTCATCGCGGGGCACTTACCAGGGATGCAAAAGCCCTTGAGCGTCTCTGCGGCTATCAAGCGGCCCTTGAAGATTTCCACAATAACCTCACTGACTTTGTGACTGCACGCGACGAGCAGGAGAAGAAACGCAAGGAAGAAGCGGTGGCGAAGAAGGCCCCTCTCATCAACCCGTTCCTGGAGGATCATCACGATGGCTTCTAAATTGACTGTGGCAGAAATCCTGAAGAAGTTGAAACAGCAGCAGCCGACAGCTCGCGAATACCTCGACCAGAAGAAAGTGGAGCGCCGCGAGCGCGATATGCGCCAAGACGCCATTGACCAAGGCGCCCATGGTGCAGCGGAATTCTTCGGAGGTCAGCCGTGAGTGGACAATTCGACAAGGAATCATCTTGCCAGAATTACGAGTGGCACCGGGAACGCGCTCTGCGTGAAGCGAAGAAACCAAAGGCCGAGAGCCAGAACCGCATTGAGTATAACCTTCGGGCCATTGCTGCTAAACACGGTGATAAGGCGGCGCGAGAACTCGCTCGTGAGGTTGACGCGAAGATAAGGGGCAAATGATACCTAAGCCACTCCTTGAAGAAATCAATCGCTGGATTAACGACAAGAAGTACGGAAACCTCCAGATCAATTTCTCTGGCGGCAAGATTCTGAACGTGAATCGTGTGGAGTCGCTCAAGGTGGAGACGCTTGGCGCGATCGGTGGTGCCTCGGCCTCTATCAGCCCTAGTGGCACATCCACTATTGACGAGCACTGATATCATTACAGTAGATATTATTCACGGCCCCCAAAGGCCATAAACTTGAGCACATAGCCGTCTCGGGAGGCTTAAATCCCTTGGGAGAGATATGAGTGAAGAATTAAAGGCCCCTGAAGTGCCTGCGGTTACCCCCGAAACTCCTGTCGCTGAAACGCTCATTGATAATCGTCGTGCAGTGATTGAGAACCTGGTCATTGAAGAAAATGGCAGGGTTCCTGAGCCGGAAGTTACGGAGGAAACTCCCGCTATCCCGGTTCCCGAGGAAAAGACAGAGAAACCCGTCGATCCTGTTCAGCGCATCAAAGATTCGGTGCAGAAGAGGATTGATAAGGTTGTCGCGCAGAAGAAGAGTGTCGAGGAGGAACTTGCGGAGGCTCGTGCGGAAATAGAGAGACTAAAGACTTCTCCGAAGCAGGAGCAGCAACCCGCCTCTGACCCTAACGCCAAGCCCACTGTCGAGCAGGTTGAAGCCTACATCATCAAGATGAAAAAGGAAGGGAACGTGGAAGAAGAAGTGGCCGCGACCCGCTACCTCATCAAACTTGAGAAAGAGCAGGCCCTGAAAGAAGTGGAGACTCAGCAGACAGAATCCAAGAAGCAAGCTGAAGCCCAAAGCACTCAGCAGCTTGCCGAATGGTCTGACCTTCAGCGTGACTACATCGTCTATACCCCGGATGGGAAACCCGACACCTCCAGTGACCTTACCCTTGAGAACCAGAAAGGGCTTCTCTATCGCACAGCTCTGTCGCTTTATAACGACAAGGAGCTTCATGCGTCACACTACGATGACACTAACGTCATACGAGGTTTTCGACGCGCTGTTGCAGACGCTTATCGGGAGATTCATCAGCAAGGTTTGGTTGCTCCCAAGGGACAGGTTACGCCGCGCAATCCTCGGCAAGTACTGGCTGACCCCAGTACGGTTTCCTCCGAAGATGTAACGCCCGCGCAGCCCCAAGTCCTCTCCGACGCCGACAAGGTGCGAGAAGAAATTAAAAACCGGAATAAGAATCGGTTCCTCCGAAAGATTCCACAGTAATTAGGAGTAAGAAATGGGACAGCAAGTTTTTGCGACAAACTCGCTCGGCGGGTTTTTCACGAACAACCAGTTGTCGTCCCAACTCAGATACAAGGCCCAGACGATGCAGAAGTTTCGTCAATTCTGCGATATCGAGTCTGCGGCCGGAACCAATCGCGGTAACAAGGTGTTCTTCGATAAAATCTCGAACATCTCCACTGCGGGCGGAACTCTGATTGAGACCGACACGATCCCCAAACGGAACTATACGATCACGCAGGGAACTCTCACCATGACGGAATACGGCAACTCTGTTCCGTATACCCAGAAGGTGAAGACCCTTGCCGACATCGCGGTTCCGGAAACCATCAAGACCGTTCTTCAGAACGATATGCGCGTGGTGCTTGATTCTGCCGCCGCGACTCAGTTCATGACGAACGATTACATTGCCACGATTACGAATACCGCGACTACGACTTTCGGAACGGCGGGTACCGCGCTGGCGACGGCGGGTGCCAACATGTCCGACAAGAACGTGCGCGATATCGTTGACCGCATGAAGACGCTTCTTATCCCTCGGCGCGAGGATGATAACTACGTCTGCGTTGCGTCCACGAACTCGATTCGCGGCTTGTATGACTTCTTCGAAGCGAAGGCCCAGCTCACGACGATTGATCCGCTCTATCGGGGTGAAGTCGGTCGTTACTACGGCTGCCGTTTCGTTGAAGAAACCAACTTCCTGTCGAATGCGAAGGGTTCCAACGGTCTTTACGGGCAGGCGTGCTTCTTCGGCGCTGATGCAGTCCGTGAAGGCATTGCGATTCCTGAGGAAATCCGCATCGGCATCCCGACTGACTTTGGCCGCGATCAGGCTATTGCCTGGTATGCGCTTCTCGGGTTCCAGCAGGTCTGGAGCTTTGGCGGCGTTGTGGCCGGTCAGAATGACGGGCAAACCCGAATCATCACGGTTGACTCACTCTAAGAAAGGAGGATACGAATATGGCAGGTTCTAAAGGCGGTAGGAGCTATAGCGATCCTTCTTACGGATCGGTGAAGACCAAGACGTTCGGGCCTTACACGGCTGGCACTCGGGCGACAGCTCTTGTTGATCGTTGGGTTCCGATGAATCCGGTCACGATTATTGACTGGAATACGTCGAATTCCACGCTTGGCACGGGTGGTTCGTCTCAGTGGAGTCTTTCGGCTACGTCTGCTAACGGCACGGCGGCTCTCGGCACGATTATCTATGTCGGGACTCACGGCGCTGGTGCGACGGTTGACGGATCTGTGAGTTCTGTTGCTAGTGCGACGATTCCGAGTGGTGGGGCGCTTGACCTCTACTCGATTCTGTCCACTGCGGCGGGGCTTACGGTGTCTTTCAACGTGACGTATCGCGAGACGTTCGTCCAGGACGACACTTAATAGTGGGGATAATGGGGGAGGGGTCTAGCGGCCCTTCCCCTGGATCCCTATAACCCTAAAAGAGGGAAGATGGGATACAAGACAGTTACGCAATGCCGCGTTTGTGGAAGTCCCGATTTACACCCCTACCTTGATTTTGGAAATGTTCCCCTTGCGAATAAACTGGTGACAGATGGTAGTTCACCAGACACCTATCCATTAAGGGTTCTATTCTGCAAATATTGTGCGCTATCGCAGCTTTCCATCGTCGTTGATCCTAAGGTTCTCTACAGCAATTATCCCTATCACTCGTCAGTATCCGCAACCTTCAAGAAGCATTGCCGGGAAATGGCGGTGACGATCAAGGGGATTCTGAATGGAAGGTTTAAGCCTGTCGAGGTTAATGACCCAATCAGGGGCGATTCGTGGGCACAGGATTCTATTCAACATCCGCATCTTCTGGACATCGCAGCCAATGATGGTTGTCTCATGAATGAGTTTGAGGAGGAAGGCTACTTCGTCAGTGGTGTGGAGCCCTCATCTAACCTATGCGAAGAGTATCGGCGTAAGAGGATGCAGCGGATTCGTCTTGGAAGTTCCATGCAGAATGAGTTTTGGGGAAGATCGGCTCTCAAGACCGTAAAGTCGGGCTGGGGCATTGATGTGGTGACGGCGCTTAATGTCCTCGCGCACGTAGATGATGTGGAGGAGTTTATCCTGTGTGCGAAAGAAGCTCTGCGGCGCTCTGATGAACTGGGGATGATGGTTGTTGAGGTGCCCTATGCCCGCAATCTTATCGAGGACAATCAGTTCGATACCATCTATCACGAACACCTAAGCTACTTCCTCTTTAAGCCACTCCAGAAGATATTCGCCAAGTGCGGCATTCCCATCTTCCGCGTCGAGCAGCACAATATTCATGGTGGAAGTCTTCGGGTTTATGCGTCTGAGTATTGGTATCCTGTGGAGGATTCCGTAACGCAACTCCTCGCGCAGGAGGAAGCTGACGGCCTGCATCGCCTTGAGAAATATCAGGTTATGAGATTCCGGGCAGAGAAAACAATGGCGGATCTACGCGACCTACTTAAGCGCCTCAATTCGGAGGGCAAGATTGTTGCGGGATATGGAGCTTCCGCGAAGGGTATCAGCCTCCTCAACTACGCTGGGCTTGATGATAGGTTTATTCACTACATCGTGGATGAGACGCCTGATAAGCAGTGGACGTTCACACCCGGTTCTCACATCCCCATCGCTGACCCGGATCATTTCTCCAAGATTTATCCCGACTACATTCTCATCCTCGCCTGGAACTTTCAGAAAGAACTCATGGATAAAACTAGGTGGCACGCGGAGTCGGGCGGTCGTTACATCATTCCTATTCCTGAGGTCAAAGTCCTTTGAAGACATGTTTCGTGTCTCGCCTTGGTGGCGCCGGTGATGTTCTTCACGCCTCTCATCTCCCACGTCTCATCAAGGAACATTATGGCGTCACGCACATCACATGGGAAACCAACTATCACGGCATGCACATCCTCACCGGAAATCCTCACATTGATGACCTGCAATTTATTGATGTGAATAAGATGACGCACAACCGCATGGTTAAGAACCTTGAGTGGGCACGCGAGACGCATGACGTGGTATTCGACTTCTCCAACACGATTGAGAAAGCGTACTGCGTCAATGAGAATGATTGGCGCTACTACACAGGTGATAAGTGGCGGCGCGAACAATACGGCACGATGTCCTACTACGATGTGATGACGAAGGCGGCTGGGCTCCCAGAGAGCTATTATGGGACAAGGGGACGACTCTATTATAAGCCCGAGGAAGAGGCCGCGGCAGAAGAGTGGGCGCGTAAGAAGAGGGAGCAATACAGCCATATCATATTGGTAAACCTTTCTGGTTCTACGCTCCACAAGAAGTTTGTGCAGGCTGAATCCATCTGTCGACGCATCCTGGAAGCCTATCCTGGGTGTCTGATCATCCTCACCGGCGACGAACACTGCAAGTCCCAAGTCTTTACACATGAAAGGGTCATCTCGTATGTTGGGAGCACTACAAACGGTTTCCGGTCTGTTGCGCTTAAGTGTCGTTATGTTGATCTTACTTTGTCTCTTGAGTCTGGTCTTATCTTGGTGGCTCATTCGTGGGACGCTCCGGCTTTGCAGCTTCTTACTGCGGCAAGTTGGGATAACCATGTTAAGTATGCTAAGAATGCGTGGTGGTTGCAGGCTCCGGTAGCGTGTAGCCCATGTCACAAGAATCCCCGCGAATACTTCGGGTGTCCTGTAAGGGAAAAGCATCCAGCGTGTATCTGGTTTGATGAGGAGACTGTCATGGCCAAAGTGGGAGAAGCTCTTGGCGATCGCTAAGGAACTAGACACGGTATATCCACGCTTCATACAGCCCTGTCCTCTCTGCGGGCGTAATAACCGCATCGTTGTCCATGGCTTGTGGGTCTTAGGGGACAAGGCTGAGAGGCATCCTGACATGGGCTACTCCTTCTGCAACTGCCGCAGCATTTTCTACACACGACCTGAGAATGTAACGGAGCCAGAGAATTGTGAACCGGTCAATGGCACCATCACACTCCCTGACCCATTCTTTGCGTGGCCCGACCCCTACCAGTTCCTCCATTGGGATGTGAGGCGTTACGAGATTCTGTGGCCGATGGATGTGCTCGTGGAGCATCTAAAGGAGCATGGTTACGATGTGTTGGATGCTCGTCGAAACTTTGACCTTAACTCCAAAATTCCGCAACATTATCACATTAGAGTGAGTTGATGGTTGATCTTATTATTCCCACTTATGGGCGTCACGAAAACCTGAGGGCATTAACCCTAGAAATTGCTCGATGCGCCGGAGCCGAGTTCAGAATATTCTTCGTTATCAATCCCACCGACACACAGACAGAAAACGTGATTGTGGAACTTTGCAAAGAGCATGACTTCATCTCTATTCTTAAGACTGAATCAAAAGACATTTCAGAAATTGTTCAGTTTGGATACGAGAAAACATCTTCCGAGTACGTCATGTTCCTTGCCGATGATCTTGGTTTCCCGCAAGGCTTTCTGAAGACAGCTCTAGGGGACATCGGTGATAAGGCTCTTCTTGCGATAGCCTCCACAGAATGTCATGGATGGAGCTGGTTTATGGTAAAGAGGAGCTATGTGGAGGAGCACTCGCTGGTCTGTGGCACCACGAATCGCGTCATGGCTTCTGGCTACTGTCGCATGGCAGAAGCGGAGCTTGTCTTTACCATGCAGAGCCGTGGACAGATTGCTTATGCCAGTTTCACGTTTGATCATGCCGATCCAAGTCTCTATGGATACTTACAGCGTGGAGTCGTCTCCCGAAAAAAGTGGCTCCTGACAGACCTCTCAATACCTTTCTGTGACATTGAGGTTAGGGTCATAAAAAACGAGGACACGGGTTTAAACAATGTCCTTGAGATTGGGTTTGTGCCACGAAATCCAATTGTGGTTGGCGATAGCTATAAGGCTTACTCAAATGAGGAACACATAAAAGACTGTGCTGTTCTTGCCTCAAGAGCGCACCTTTGGGGAGGAAAGACCCGTCAGGATGTCTTTTTCAAAAGACTGGAGAATTTTAAATGCCAAAAATCTGTGTAGTTATTCCCATGTACGGACAGGCGGCTTACACGCGCAAGTGCATTGATCTGACGCTGAAGAATGCGGGGGTTCCCATAGACGTCCTTGTCGTGGATGACGGGAGTCCCGAGGCATTTTACGCGGTAGAGGAATATGAGGGCGCTAATGTTCAGGTGCTCCGGCTCTTTGAGAATACGGGTTATACGAATGCCACCAATCAAGGAATCCTCTGGGCTCAGAAACGCGATTATGACTTCGTGCATTTGCTCAATAACGACACGGAGCCATACCCGGACTTTATCAAGCATCTTGTTGAAGCAATGAAAGATGATGTAGCTGTTGCGTCGTCAGTTCGTTTGTATCCAAAGGAGGATCTTGTGGAACTCTATGGCATTGACCTTCTGCGCGGCTATCAGGCTGTGACAAAGATGCCCAACCTTAAAGATGAGGTCGTGGAGTGTAACTGGGTTCCGCTGTGCTCGGCGCTCGTTCGCATGGATGTGGTGCGCGAGGTTGGACTACTGGATAAGGCCATGAGGACGCATAGCTCTGACCTCGATTACTGCTTGAGAATTAAAATTGCCCATCATCGCATCATTGTGGTGACAAATAGCCGAGTCATTCATCATCACGAAGTTACGACGAAAGCCTGTGGGATTACGCCTGAACGCGATCAGATGGCACTCCTCGAGAAACTGGCCGGTCTTCACTATGCTCAGTTCATGGCGAGGATTCCGCTCGATTGCGAAGGGCAGACTTATGGGCAATTGCGCTTTGAGGTGATTAAGAAATGAGGATGCTGATATTCCGCAGCGGGGCTTACGGCGACAATCTTATCATTACACCGGTCATTCGCTACCTCCATTCGCAGGGCCACGAGCTTACAGTTGTTACCTCTAAACGCGGGATGGAGGTCTTCAAGAATAACCCACACATCGAGACGCTCTTGCAGCACCGAGAAGAAACCCCAGTGGATAAGCTGGCAGATGAGCTTGAGCGCCTCCGCAAGAAGTATCGCTGTGAGAAGGTGCTGGATTTCAGTGAGTCCATTGAGGTGGCCCTTTCCCAGCATCCACGCAGCCCGAACTACAAGCTGCCAAAGCCCGAGCGCATCGCCCGCTTCAACCGCAACTTCTACGAGTATTCCTTTGAGCATGCGGGTCTAAAGTGGGACTGGCAAATTCAGGACGGTATCCAGGATGATCTTCAGATGCGAGTAGACCTCAAGCCTGAACTCTTCTTTGAGCCTTGTGAGAAATATCGCGTTCGGGCCATCGAGAAGGACGCGAAAGGTAACGATATCTTCCACGAGCATGAGGCGGTAGATTTCCTGGATGAATTTAAGTTTAACGTACTGCTCGGTATGTCGGGAAGCGGCACGAACAAGACCTGGCCTTGGACAGAGGCCTTGGCTCACCGCATCTGCGAGAACTTCCCCGATGTTCACATCATCACGGTGGGAGATGAGAGATGTCGTCTCATTGAGCCAGAGCTTGAGGGTCGCATCACGAACCTTTCAGGTCGAATCCCGATGCGAATGTCCATGCAGATGACTGGGCTTGTGGATATGGTGATAGCGCCAGATACCGGCATTATCCACGCAGCAGGATGCTATGATACACCCAAGATATGTCTCCTCGGCCACAACACCCGCGAATGCATCACCAAACACTTCACGAATGACTACAGCATTGAGGCTGACCAAGAGCTTGCCCCATGCGCCCCATGCCTTTTTATGATCTACGACAAGAACATGCAATGCCCAACCGATGATGATGCTCAAGGGGCTTCTTGGTGCATGTCGCGTGGGCTTCCGCTCAACCGGGTCTATGAACGCTTTGAAGAGGTATATGCTAAATTTAAAAAAGGAAGCTGAGAGTGTTCAGACAGACGAACTGGTGCTAGGAACTTGCCCGGCCTGTTCCTCATACGTCAGCCACCTCTACTTCATGCGGAATGCAGAGACTAAGAAGGAGTCGCGTTGGTACTCCTGCTCCTGCGGAGTCGTGTGGCAGGGTAGGGTGCCCATGGGGAAGCGCGAGCCATTTGATGCCTCCGACAAGAAGCTGAAGGATGCTTATGAGTATATTGTGAGGCTCTATGCCCCCATCATTGAGGAAGCTATCTATGGGCGAAAGGCCGTGGTGGTTGGGCATGCCACTGACCACATCCAAGCAACCTTAACTCACCGTGGCTGGATCTGTGGGGCTCTGGAAGACGGCTTTGACACCTATGATTTCGGCACAGAAAAACTATCCCTCCTTATCTTCTACCACAGCCTTGAATCATTTAGCGACCCCATCGCCGTCCTCCGCAAGGCTAAATCCCTCTTGACAGAGGATGGGATACTATTCATAGCGGGGCCAGACACCGATTTCATCAATACTCGCGGGTCATCCCGCTTTCGTTATTGGCGTCCTGATACGCATTACATCATGTGGAACCGTAGAGCTATTACGAAGCAACTAGAGTCCCTAGGCTTCAATGTGCTGATGGCTCGACAAAACTGCTGGATGCGGTTTCCTGAGACTGACGATTTCCACATGATTGCTCAATGTAAGTTCTTCTAATCACAAGCTCCTAGACACCCTAGGCCAAAGACTCTAGGAGTATCCTCATGGCCTCTAAAACCGCTACCTGTGTTGCCGGTGGCTTAAAGTTCCAAGACCCCTTCGGCATCGAGCACGTTGTCACGACTTCCCAGACTTTCACGTTCACTCTTACGGACGGTGGGGCGTCTGCTGTTACCTATCAGCAGGATCATGGCACCTCCGTTACGACGACTGATGGTAGACGCCTTACCTTTCGGCCCAGTTCTCCCCAGAGCACAGTGGGTGCTTCCGGTGCTGGTACGATCCGCACCTGGGGGCCTACGGCAGATGCCCAAGATGCTGTGGCGGTCTATAGCCTCGCCGGGGAATTCGGCACAGATTTCAGCGAGGGAGGTATTCGCCAGCATTGGAAGGCAAGGACTCTCACCGTTGATAACGTCGATGCCCCCGGCCAGATGGACGGCGTTTGGGAAGACCAGTTTGGGCGTACGATGACTTGGACTGGGATTACGGTGGCGTAGTTGATAAACGATACCTTTAAGCGTATCCAGGTTCGGGCCATGGCGGCGGTCCAGAATACGAGCACCTCCACCTCCAACGCCAATGACCTGCTCCCAAAGGTTAAGGATTGGTGCCGCACAAGATATGACAGGATTCTTCGGGCCTATGCTTGGTCGGAGCTAGTAAGAAGCTATAACCTCTCTGTCACCGCCGGAACCCGCGATTACGCCCTCCGCTATGACCTTGAAGACATCATCAAGATGTGGGATGTCACGCATGGACAGGAGATCACGGCCTATGATATCCGGGATCACATCCGGTTCAATGCGATCAATCTTGAAGTGACGGGGAACGTGCAGACCGGGAATCCTGACCAATACATCGACATTGGGAGCAAGTCGGTGTCGGCGCTGCTATCCACAGCAGATCAGGTGCAGGTGCTATCGTCTTCCGCATCAGATGTAACGCCTATGGTGATCCGCATTACCGGGGAGGTGAGTGGGATTGCGGTGTCGGAAAATATAACGCTGACTGGAACTTCAGCAGCGACTTCCTCTAACACCTACGACAGTGGATCGGAACTCACCATCACTGCGGGAACCTCTGACGGCACCTTACAGGATCTCATCGGGGTTGTTACTGTGCGCGAGAAAACGACGACTACGAATGTCCTCGCCAAGCTCGCCCCCAATGAACGTGCGCCGCTCTACCGCTGGATTCGGTTTAGTGTCATGCCTGCCTCTGCCTTTACCGCCCAAACCTGGTACAAGCGCCGGTGGATGCCGCTTGTCAATAATAACGACGCCCCGCTCATCCCTTGTGCCAATGAGATTGTGGAGGGTGTCATTGCGGACTGCCTTGCTGAGGATGGCCAGGACTCCACGATGCAGGAGAAGAAGTTCACGAACATGGTGACAGAACTGTGGATATCGCGACGTCCCAAAAACCTCATTCAGCAAATAGTTCCCGATAATGGCGACCCGCAGGGCATGGCAGAACGTAACCTTTACTACTTTGGGAATAGCTACTGATGCTCCTAACGGCTAATCGCGCCAAGTTGAGACAGGTTGATTTCTCAGGTGGCCAGAACTCTGCTGATGAGCCGGCCTCCATTGGTGAGATACAGGCTCAACTTCTCCAAAACTGCATCATCACGAAGAAGGGGAAATGCAAGTGCCGGAATGGGATTACTAAGCTCGGGACGGCAAACTCCACGACGCAGAAGATTCTAGGACTCTTTAACTACAATGCGGGTTCCGCACTTAATACACTTCTCCGTGCCCGTTCCACGAAGATACAGCGCCTTTCGGCAGATTTTTCAGACTGGGCTGACATTACCGGATTAACGGCCCTGACAACTGGCCTGACAACTAATTTCGTGCAAGCCCTTGACCGTTGCTTCATCCTAAATGGCACCGATGATGTTTTCAGTATCGACAGCTCCTTCACGGTCACAGATGAGGGGAACACGAACACGAAGTTCCCCAAGACCACCTTCGCAGAATGGGCAACCAATAACCGCATGTTTGCGAGTGGGAGTTTAACTGACTCCGAACGCGACTATGTATGGTTCAGCAATTCCCTTGACCCGCAGACATGGGTTCGAGACACCAACTACTTCAAGGTTCGTAGCGGCGATGGCGGCAAGGTGACATGGCTCAAGATGTTCAAGGAGTTTGAGCTGATTATCTACAAGAACGACTCTATCTTTGTTCTGAATATGGACGGCGTTGGGCCTCTTGTTGATTGGGCTCTTAAGCCATTATCCGCAGTTATTGGATGTCCTGCGGGCCGCACGGTCTGTGACATCGGCAACGACCACATCTTCCTTGCAAATGACGGCGTTAGGCTACTGTCGCGTACAACATTCGACAAGCTCCGCGTTGGTGTCATCTCCGATCCTGTTCGTGACATCATCGACAGCATCAATCAGGACGCTATCCAAACGGCGTGTGCTTGGTTTGAGAACGGCCTGTACATCCTGAACATACCAACAGGCACTAGCACCGTTCCTGATCGCACGCTCATCTGGGACAGCATCGCCGCCCAGCGCAACGGAGACCCAAACTCGGCATGGACGACGGTGCCGAAGGGAACCTGGAATTTCTCCTGTATGTCATCGTTTGGATTCGGTGACAACCTGAAGACTTTCGTGGCGGGTTCATCGCTTGAAACATCACTCTGCTACAAGGTGCTGAATGGTACGACAGATGACGGCACAGCAATCGTCCAGCGCATCATCACTCGTCAGCAAGATTTTGGGGAATCTCTTATTCAGAAGATTTTTGATCCGGTTCAATTCATTGCGGATGGTGGTTCTGACGCTCTCTACCTTGTGGAGATTCAGGTTGATAGTGGTGGGTGGCTAACGGTTGGAACCATTGACCTAACAGGCGGTCTTCAGACTCCATTTACAACACCCGCCACAACTTCTGTCGCCCTCAATGCTGATGAGTCCTGGCGCACGAAATTCGCAGGCCGTGGCAAGTATGTGGAGTTTCGTATAACCAATAGTGAGTCGGGAACGATTCCGACATTTCTTGAATATACGGTGCATGCAAGGCCGTATCCTGGGAGGATTTCCTAATGGGTATTGTTGTAGTCCCTTCGTTTGGTAGTGATCCAGCAACAGTGACAGCCGCTACGCTTGACGCGAAGGTGGACGGACTTGCGACCGAATTTAATGGGAATATTGATGACAACAATATTAAGTCAGCGGCGGCGATTGCTAACTCGAAGCTGAATCTGACCTCCGTCTCCCAGAATGTGACGCTGGCAGGAACTAACGTCCTATCCGGAGCCACCACGATCTCCGGGGCTCTTACAGTCTCCGGTGTCACTACGATGTCCTCCAAGATTCTGAAGGAAGCTAAGGGCGCGGATGTAGCCTCTGTGGCTGGTGCTATCACCCTTGGCGATGACGGCAACTACTTCGATATTACCGGAACCAACGCCATCACCTCTATTACAGCTAAGACCGCAGGCGCGATCGTTACACTTCAGTTTGATTCGACGGCATCTCTTGTAGATGGGAGTAACCTGAAACTTGCGGGTAATTTTCAGGGGGCGGCAGAGTCCACTATTACTCTTCGTTCAGATGGGACAAATTGGTTTGAGGTTTCAAGATCTCCAATCACCTCTGTATCTGCCGCAACACAGGCTGAGATGGAGTCGGCATCGTCTACGAGTGTTTACTCCAGCCCGGGGCGTACTCAGTATCACCCAGGCGTTGCGAAAGGTTGGGTAATCTTCAACGGAACGGGAACCCCGGCTGTAATCGCTTCCCACAATGTTGATTCCTCCATCACAGATAATGGGACTGGGGATTACACCCTAAGCTGGACAACTGATTTTTCATCGGCTGATTACTGTGCTGTCGGGATGGCTCAAATTACAGGTGGGGCGATTTATACGGTTGGGATCTCGGGTGATGCCTCGCCTGCCGCAGGAACCATTCGCGTCGAAGTGTTCGCCCACGATAACTCGCAGGCAGACGTTGCCAAAATCTGCATTGCGGCATTTGGAGATCAAGCATGATTACAAAGACTATTGTTTCCAGGCAGGCAAGCGGTGGTGTTTCTATCACTTATTACGATGACCGCGATGATCTCAATGAGATTATTCGTAAACAGGTGACGGGAGCAGGGAACGTGGTCATTCAGATTGTTGATGGTTTGGTTGAGGTTCCTGCGAGTAAGGCTGACCGTGACTGCTGGGATTACTCTGGGGGTAAGATTGTTGTTGATGCCGGGAAGAAGGCCGCAAAGGAATCTAAGAAAGCTCGGAAACAGTCTGTATTGGCCAAACTCAAGATCACCGAGGAAGACCTTGCTGACCTCCTTAAAAGATAACGACGGCCGCATCATCGCCTACTGCGAATGGCGTCTTGTCGGGCCAAGTGGTCAGGAAGTTCCAAGCGGCGAATATGTCTGGGTCAACGATTGCTGGGTACATAAGGAGTTTCGCATGACGGGACGCATCGAACGTATCATTGATGAAATTCTGAGATCAGTTCCTCAGGCCCGCTACTGCTATTTCCAGCGCAAGAATGTCAGTGAGAAAGTTCACATCTACACACGCGAACAATTTGAGAGGCGGCGTATGGCTTACTGCAAACTAGTAAAGGGAGACTTCTAATGGGCGGCGGAAAACCTAGCGAACCCGCACCTCCTCCGGCCCCGCCCAGCACACAAGAGACATCGGCACAGGCCATTCAGGCGCAGATTGATGCGCTTCCGAAGATTCTTGCGGCCCAGCAGCAGTATGGCGGCCAGTTCAGCGAGGAACAGCTTAAGAGCCTGCAACAGTATGGGCCGCAATTTGCCCAGACCGCGCTGGATCTTCAAAAGACCTACGGGCCTCAGTTTGCGGATGTGGAGAGAAGTCTTAGCCCGGAACTTGCGGGTGCTCAGAAGACACTGGCGGATTTCCTCAATTCCTCAGATGACCAGGAATATAACGCCCTGAAGCCCGGCCTCCTTGAGGATATTCGCTCGGCACAGTCACAGCGGGGCATTGGAGCCATCAGTCCTCTTGGCTCCATTGATGAGAGTGTGCAGCTCCAGAGGCTTAAGCAGTCCTTGAAGGATCGCCGTCTTAACGTCGCCCTTTCCACCGCGGGCCGCGTTCCCATCGGTCAGATGCCTACGGTGCAGGGTCAGACCGGAACTGGTCAGCTTGTGCAGAATGTGAATCCCCAGAGCATCTTTGGCTACCAGCAGTCCCTCAATGACTTCAACGCCAATATCTTCGGGACTCAGGCGAATATCTACGGGACTCAGTACAACAACATGACAGCGAGACGTGGACAGAATATGTCCATGATCAGCGACATTATTGGTGGAGGAGCGGCGGCTGGTGGTCAAATCGGATCTTCGATGATTCTTGCAGGAGCAATGGGATGTTGGGTGGCTTCCGAAATCTTCGGTGGCTGGATGCATCCTAAGACCGTTGGAGCCCGCATCTACGTAAATCTCCTTGCGCCTTCGTGGTTCAAGGAAATGTACCTCAAGCACGGTGAGGCTATGGCCAGGTTTATTAGCAACAAGCCGTGGCTCAAACGTCTCCTGAAACCTCTCTTTGAAAAGTTCTCGGTTGCCGGATGGAGGTATTTAAATGGGTAGCATCACTGAAGGATTCAAAGCGGCTGGCGATTCCATCATGGACGCCATGAAAGAGAAGATCAAGAAGAATGACGAGTCTCGTAAGACATCGCTCATTCTCGATACTCTAGAGTCTCGCATTGTTCAGGATGCCAAAAGCAAGGGGATGGCCGATGAGGAGATTGCGGGATTGTCGAAGGGGCTTGACGGTCTTAGAAAGGTTAAGGACTTGTCTGCAGCTGAAGCAATTACCATCGGGAAAGCTATTGCTCCTGACATCTTCCAAGATGAAATCACGCGGGCGTTAAAGCAGGCGAATCTTACCAACAGTCAGAACAAGCCCATGGAAGAAGCCCAGAAACAATTTGCGTCAATCGTTGAGAAAAATAACCCCATGAAGGCGTCGTCCCGCTCTGGCCTCGGTATGGCGGCTAATGCAACTCAACGTGCGGATCGTGCGCTTGCCCTCCTCGACAATGATGTGATGACGAATCAGGACTTACAGGGCGTCGTTGGTGACTACGCCGGTATCCTGCAAGGCGGCGCTCCTACAGTTGTGGGGATGCATGAAGGTGAGTACAAGTCAGCGCAACAGTCACTCAAGGGCCTTGCTCAGTACATGAGCGGAAACCCTCAGGATGCTGTGCCTGCCAAGTTCAAGGAACATATCCGCAAGAACCTGATTGAGCTTAAGGGAACGAGTGATTCCTACATCAAGAAGAATTTCGATGCCATCGAGAAAGCCTATGCGCCAATCATCTCGAAGTTTCCGGATGAGTGGAAGAATTTTAGGGGGGAATGGGATCCGAAGGGTGATGTGAGTGCTCCTTCCGCATCCGCTCCCCAGATTACTCCAGAAATGGCCCTTGCTGAACTTGAGAGAAGGAAGAAGAAGTAATGGCTGACGTTGACCTTTCCAAAGTGTCGGATGAGGAACTCCAGAAGATTGCTGGAGCTGGGAAGTCGACTTCTCCGGATTTGTCGTCCATGTCGGAGGAGGAATTGCAAAGGATCGCCTCAAAAGCTAAACCTGAAATCTCCAAGACCGACCTCGTTGACAAAGCCTCTGACCTTCTATCCAAGATGAGTCGCATGATTCCGCTCAATGATCGCGTTAAAGAGGCTGGGTTTATTGGTCGTGGCGTTGAGGCCATTGAGAACAACATCAAGCTCCAGGACGTTCCCCATGTTGTTGCAAAGGGTGTATCTGGCGCGCTTGAGGGTGTTCCGGAATTCATGGCAAATAACCCCATCGCAAGCGGCTTTGAGCAGGGAGCGAAGATGGTCAACGCCGTCAAAGACAATAGCATATTCCCAAAAGCCGCTACAGAGGAAGGTGAGAAGCTCGGGCGCATGAGTGAGATTGCTGGGGCCTTTATCACGGCACTGTCTCCTATTAAAGACCAGTCATCCATTGCGGAGCGCATTACAAAGTCCTCCGTTGAGAAGATGAAGACGGCTCGTGAGTCTATGGAGAATGCTACAAAAAAGATTGTTGAGTTTGATTCTAAGGTGCGTGGGGAACTATTTGGCGCTCGCGTTAAGGCCGGTAATGCGTTTGATGAAAGCATGAAGGCTCTTGAGAAAGCTGACCCCAATGGACGTGTTAATCTTCGTCCTGCCCTTGAGGGGCTTGGAATTGAAATTGACGAGGAGGGAAAGGTCGTTGGGGCAAACCCAAAGCTGATGGCCGATCTAAAGACTGTCTTCAAGAGATCGGGGAACAAGGTACTTGAGAATGTGATGTCTAATCCAGACCTTGCCGAGAACCTCACTCTCCGCGAATCTCAGGAGATCATCAAGAGCATCAAAAAGATTCCGTCTCTAGCCCAGAAGTTAAACCAAGGTAAGTTCGCACAGTTCAGCGACACTGATATCCCAGTCCTGCAATTCATTGAAGATATCAGAGATTCTCAACTCTCAGCATTCCCTGAATTTGAGAAGACGCTTGGCGCTTATCGAGAGACAATGCATAAATTCCGCACGGTGAAACCCTACTTTAAGGAATCGAATCTCATCAAGAACATTACCTCAAACTTTCAGGAAAAACCGGTTATTAAGAAATTTGTCAGTGATTTGCTCCCGAGTAATGTTGTGAAGGACATGGATAACGTGAGGAGCGCTATCAGGGCTCTGGATGCAACGAAAGCTGTGGCTGGCAAAGCGGCAAAAGTTGCGGCTGTATCCACCCTAGCGGGAGCTGGTGCTGGTGCCGGATTTCAGGTAATGAAACACCTATTTTAGAAGGCTAAGAAGTTCCACAGCCTTCCATGCGGCAAGGGCAAGTATTGACACGCGGCACAGATTCAAAAACACACGAACATGGATGGGTTCTGTGGGCTTACCTTTAAGGTCATCGAGTAGCCAAATGTCCATGCTTAAATCTACCCCAACAAGGAGCTAACTGTCAAGTGGCCTACCGAACCTGCTGGTTTCGCCGGGATGATGGCTCGAAGTTAAACCGATTCTTCATCTTCGATACCGAGGCGGAACTCCTGACGCAGACACTAATTATCGGGGATATGGGTTACTGCCTCGATACGCAGACGTTTAACGTCGCCATCTCGGAGACCTCATGGAAGACCGTGGGCGGCAGTCTCTATGTGGACATCATGGGTTCCGGGACTGATGCCATCACGATTACCGCGACAAAGCGGCTGGTGTTTGATGGAGCATAAACATCTGCCGAATAGGTATCCGTACTGGTGCCCGTACTGCCACAAGGTGATTGGGGAACGGGCAACAGATGTCAGTTTCCTCATTCCCGCTCGCTGTGAACCCTACCTTGAGCAGACTATCCTGAATGTCCTCTCCAATATCCGTGGCAACAGTGAGGTGCTCGTATACCTCGATGGCTGGGTGCCGGAGAAGCAAATCGTCATCCATGACCAGCGCGTCAGGTTCTACCACGGGGAAAGGGCCATCGGTCAGCGGGCGGCGATTAACTACCTAGCCAGGGAAGCTACGGGGAAGTATGTCTGCAAACTAGATGCTCACTGTGCTATCGACGAAGGCTTTGACCTCAAGATGATGGCCGATTGTGAGCCTGACTGGACAGTGATCCCGCGCATGTACAACCTAGATTATCAGACGTTTAAGCCCAAACTCATCCACGACTTCACCCACGCTGTTCGCATGGGAAAGCTACACGACTACATAT